AGGCATGTCAGTTCTCCAATCGGAGGCGGGGGCCGAAGCCCCCGCGCTCACTCTTAGGTTTCGGACATGACGCCTTGGAACTGCGCGCCGGACATCGTCAGGTTGCCGGCCCACGCGAGAATCTGCACGGCGGCATCCTGATTGACCGAGTAGCGCGACCCCGGCGACAGCGGAACCATGTTGCGGTCACGGTGCGGACGATAGTGCAGGTACTTCGTGTTGAGGAAGTAGCCCGTGCTCGCCGGCATGAAGCCGCCGATGCCGCCGTCCAGCACCACGTCCGCGTCCATGAACTTGACGCTGACGAAGCCCAGCTTGGCATCGTCGCTCGACGAGAAGCGTTGGATCGCCTGCAGCGACTGCATGTACAGCGACCACAGCGTGTTGTCGAGCACGATCAGATCCGGCCGATCCATGCCCCGCACGAGCTTCGCCCACAGCGAGTTCATGTAGGTTTGGATGTTGGACGCGCTGACCGCCGCGCCGCCGTCGGTGGTGAAGTCGAAGGTCTGGTTGCGCCAGAAGGTCCATGTGGCGCGGTCGATACCGCCGACGACACCAGTAGCCGGAGCCTTCGATACCTGCTTTAGCAAACCGTCAATTTGCTTGCCACCCGCGCCAGTGCCATCGGAGTACAGGCCCTGCGCGATCAGGTTCGCCATCGAGGATTCGCCGACCGACACGCGCGCTTCGAGCAGGTCGATGATCTGCTCCTTGCCCGCGTTCTGCAGTTGCTCCAGCCCGGAGATGGTCACCGGGCAGGCCGCCTGCTTGATGTCGTACTGCGAAGCGCTGATAACGTCCTGCGCCGCGACGGGCAGCAGGTCGTAGCCCGCATACCATCCGGCGTTGCCGTTGGCCGCGAAACTCAGTTCCTGCAGGATGACGTTGCCGCCCGAGAAGGGCTTGATGTTGCCGCGTTGCTTCAGTCGGGACAGCAGCGCGTTGTTCTTGGTCACGTTGTCGGCGATGATGCCGGTGCGCGACTGGATCGTAGTGGCGATGATGTCGCTGATCGCCGAATTTGCGAATGCCATAGGTCACCTCGTAGGTTGATCGGTTGTCCCTTCGAGTTCGCGGTGAGCCTGAACATCAGGCATCGGCGGGTTCGACGGGTGAACCCCTACAGGTGCGAAGCGATCCACGCGTGCCGGCGGACTGGAACGGCGCACGGCCATTCCGAGAGCGGTCTTGATGAGCTTGAAGTTCATCTGCCGCTTGCCTGCTGGAACGCAGCTTCGATTGTGCTTCGCAAATCAGCACCCGGCTTCGACGCGGCAGGCCCGCCGTTAGGCGCGCCGCCGACTGACACCGATGCGTTGAGCGCCTTCTGCGCGCGAGCGTTGGCCGCCTGCGCTTGCCCTTGCATCGATACCGCGAAGCGAGGATCGATAGCTACTGCCCGCTTATACGCTTCATCAAGCGAGAGCGCAAGCCCTCGGTTACCGGCCGCCTCGATCAGGTCTGCCATCACCTCGCGCACGTCGTCGAAGTGCGGGTAGCGGGGGTCGACGGCCATCTTCTGCACCGTCTGCGCGTGCTGCGCCTGCTCCGCCTGCCGCCGTTGCATCTCGACTTGCGCTTGCTGCTGCACGAATGACTGGAACGGCTGCAACCGCTGCTGCACCAATTGCTCGACGCGCTCGGCCACGGGATCGCCCGACGGTTGGCCCGCGAGCGCGCTGTCCAGTTCCGCAATATCGACCCCGTACTCCTTGACGATCTGCGCCACCAACGCCGCCTTCTTGGCGGGCGCTGCGGTGGACAGCACGTGATCGGCCTTCATCAGTTCATCCACCGCGCGCAGAGGATCGAGCCCAGTGGAACGGATGCGCGCCTCGTAGGGGCGGATCACCTCCGCAAAGCGCTTGGCCACCTGCCGCGCCTGTCCGCTTTCGCCCAGCACGCGCATCACCTCGCGCTCGCGCCGGATGATCTCCGCGCGCGCCGCGTGCGGCACGTGCCGCCACGCATCCTTCGCTTCCTGTGTCTGCCACGAATGCGGCGCCCGATGAACGCTGAAGCGCTGCTGCCCCCGCTCCTGCGGTTCTTCCTCGTCCTTTTCCTCGGCGGGCGTCTGCGACTCGGTCGGCAGCTGCTCGGCCGGCTGCTCGGCCGACTGCTTGGCCGGCTGCTCGGCCGACTGCTCGGCCGACTGCTCGACCGGCGGCGGCTCGGGCGACGGCGACGGTGGCGGTTCGACCGGCGGTGCGGCCTGCGCCGCGGGCGCGCTTTGCTCCGACGATTCGACTTTCTCTATCGCTGCCTCAAGCGCTTCACGCAGTTCTGGCATTGGCTACCTCACGGTTAGAGCATCTTCCGTCGTCGCATCTCGTGCACGATGCGCTCGCGGATCGCGGCGCGGTCGGGCACGTAGTGAGCGACGGCGGGCTTCGGCGGCAGACCTCGCAGGTCGGCCGTTGGGACAACGTTATGCAGACGGCAATGCTCGCGCAGGCCGGCGCGCCCGCTGTAGGTCTTGCCGTCGATGGGCGAGACGAAGTCAGGCAGGTCGCCGCGCACGTGCGGGTAGCCCGCGCGCGGCTCCGCCACGTAGTCGAGCGGCACCTCATACGCCTTCCCGTCGACGTACACCCAGCGCCTGCGCGTCATTGGGCTTCGTCCTGCGCCTGCTGCATCCGCAACAGGTTGACGTACTGCCGCAGCATCTGCGCTTCGCTTTCGGTGATCGGCCGCCCGCCCTTTAGGTACGTTGGCGCACTGGCATTGACAATCGAGTCGCGCACGATTTCGCCCACCGGCTTGCCGGTAACGGCATGTGTGCGGTAGATCGCCTCGTTGATGTGCTCCATCATCGGCTTGCCCTCGGAGCCCTTGAAGCCCGCCCACGCGCGCGCCTGCGCCTCCTCGGGCAACAGGCCCATCTCGCGCGCAACGTCCGCCGCCACGCCTTCGACGGTCCCGTACGCCATGCCGGGAGGCGCGGCTAGATTCAGGTCCGGGTACATGCCGGCCATCATCTGCTCGTCGATGGTCATCCGGTCGCGGTGGCCCATCATGTTCGCCGCGAAGTTGAAGCGCTTGGGTTGCTGCGCCGGATCGAGCGGTGTGCCGCCAAACATCACCTTGTTCGCCAGTTCCGCATTCGTCCTCACCCCGTACTTGCCGCCGCCGATCCCGACTCCGGGCGGGATGTTGTAAGACTCTGTCGGCATCGCCTCCGCGCCTTTGTTGCGCAGCACGTTGGCATACTGCGCCAGCAGGTAGTTCGCGCGCGGATCGAGACCACCCGTCGTCGCCGCCATCGGCACCGCGAACTGCTCGCGGAAGGCCTGCGTGCCCGCCTCGTCGCCCTTGACCTTGCGGAACTCGTCGGCCAATTGCCCCATGGCATACCATTCGCCCGACGCGCCGACGGTCTCCGGCGTGCTGCGCGACGCGATGGCCGCGCGCAGACGTTCGCGCGCCTCCGGCGTGTCGTACTGCTTGCGCATCCGTTCCGCCGTCTCGGCCTTCGCCGGCATCGCGGCCGTGCTCGTGCGCCCGGACAACGGATGCCGCGCCGGGTCCTCGTAGTACCGCTTGCTCACGTCGAAGTAAGGCTCGACCGCGCCCGACTCGAAGTGCTTCTGCGCGGCGGCCCGCACCCGTTCGAGCAACGCCCCTTCGGGCGATTCGCCCTTGGAGCGGAACACCTTGCCGGTCTTCGGGTCGGTGCGCTGCACGGGCGCGGCGAGCGCCGGGTACTCGCGCGCCAAGCGTTCCTGCAACGGGATCAGTTGCGCGATGTCAAGGTCTTTGACGCCCATGGCGCGCAGCGCATCGACGCGCGCCCGCTGCCCGGGGTACATGAGCGCCGGATCAACCTCGAAGCCCTGCGCGCCCTTCGCACCCTTCGCACCCTTCGCACCCTTCGCCGCCCGCCCCTTGCCGCGCAACGGATCGGCCATCTGCATCGCCGTGTAAACGGCCGTGCCCGCCGCAGGCCCCGCGACATCCGCCACCCCGCCGGCCATGGGCTGCATGACGTTCTCCTCGGCCCACTCGAACGGCGCGGCGATCATCTCCAGCGAGCGCCGGCCCGCTTCGTCGGCGGGCGTGTAGGTCAGGCGTTCCTGCGCATCGCGCACGGCCTGCGCGGCCGCATCGAGGCCTTGGCCGCGCAGCAGCGAAGCCATCCCCGCGTAGCCGGCCACGGGCGCGGCGCCAAGCGCCGAGGCGAGCGCGCCCGTCACGTCACGGCCAGAACGCAGCACTCCAAGCAGGGCTTCGCGATCCATCATTGCCTCGGCGAGTTAATCAGCGCCGCAGCATTCTCGGCCAACATGCGCCGGAAATCCATCTGCGTCTCGGCTTCTTTCATCCGCGCCTGCTGCATCGCCTGCTGCTGCTCGATCTGCGCCGACGTGCGCTTGCTCTGCAGATCGATCATCGCCTTGGCCTGCTGCATTTGAACGTCGGCCTGCTTGCTCTGCATGTCGAGCGCATGCTCCTGCTGACGCATCTGCAGTTCGACCTGCGCCTGCTCCTGACGCGGGTCGGGCTTCTGCTGCGGCGGCTGCTTCTGCAGGCTGTCGAGCGCCTGATCGAGCATCGTCTCGATCTCGGACGTATTGCGGAAGGCGGATGCGGCCCACTTCAACATGCCAACCAGCAACGGCGCGACCTCGGGCACCACCTGCGCCATCTGCCCCGCCTTTTCGAGGAACGGGGTGACGGTTGCGATGAACTCGACGCGATCCTGCTTCTCCATCGCGTAGTCGGCCTGCGCGAGCGAGTCGGCCGTGATCTCGACGCGCCACTCGAAGCCTTCTTCCGATTGCAGCAGCGCGACAGCCTGCGCCACCAACGGCTCGGGCTCCACCTGCAGGATGTTTGAACGCTTCAGCAGGATGTACGCGTCAAAGTGCTTGACCATGATCTCCGCGCGAATGCGCAGGATTTCGGTGGCGAACTGCGCGACCTGATCCTGCAGCGTCTTGATGCGGATCGATGCGAACTGCGCCTTGATCTGCTGCGCGCCGAGCGTCTCGCTGGCCTTGCTCTGCCCGCGCACGATGTCGGCGATGCCGGTCATCTCGTAGATCTGCTGCTTGATCGCCTCGCGCGCCGCGTACAAGCGTTCCATGGTGGCCATCACCGTATCGAGCGGCAACCAATCCACCTGACCCTTGACGCCACCCTTCTCGGCAAAGGCGGCCCAGTTATCGACCGGGATCAGCGTATTGTCGAAGCCTTCCTGCAGCATCCGTTGCACGCCTTCGGCCGCGCGGTCGTAAACGCCGCAGACCTTGCAGGCGCGCACCAGCATGCTGATACGGTTGTTTACCGTATCGAGTTCGTTGTACTGGTCCTGCAGCAGGTAGAAGTCGGGACGCGGCACGCAATTCGATGTCGTGACATTCGCGAACATCGGCGTAGGGCACGGCTCGAAGCCGACAAGCTGCAGAGGGTCGTCCTTCTCGTCCAGCAGTTCCGGGTAGTCCTTGCACAACCAGTAGACCTTGCGTTTGTCGCGGTCCCAGATTTCGTAGACGACGGCTTTGCTCAATGCTTCGTGCGTCGGCGTAACGCCGCTGGGCACGGTGAGGTAGTCCTTCGGCTTGTAGTTCAACGGCACCGCTTCGCCCTTCTCGCCGAAGCGCCGCTTCAGTTCGTCGCGCGTCATGTAGGCGCGCCGGCCGACCCAACGCCGCTCGGACCAGACGCGGCACGGCGAGTAGAGAAAATCCTGCCAGAAGACGTAGTCAACCACCACACGCTGATCGGTGATGCGCTTGTAGACCGGCGCGCCCTGCGGCGCGTCGGGCGCGGCCCCGGTGCGGAAGCCGTGGTTGGGTGCCGCCTCGTTGCCCTCGCCCAGACCCTCGCCCGCCTCGGCCGTGCCCTCAACCGGGCTTTCGGCCGCCTCGTCCACCGTGTCGGTTTCGAGCCTGATCCAGCAGGTGCCCAGACCGGGCAGCAGGCGATCCTCGACGGCATGCCGCATCACGCTGTCGAACATGTCGCGCGGGTCGTCGAGGTCGCGCGCAAGGCTGCGCTCAAGGATCGTGCCCGCGACGCGCGCCACGTCGTCCTGATAGTCCTTGAAGCGCCGCGACACTACGGGCTTGGGCAGTTGCGCGTACAGCGCGCTTTTCAGGATGTCCGTATTCGCATGGAAGAGGTTGAACCACTTCTGCATCTGGTCGATGGCGTCGCGCTCGTCGAGGTATCGCCGCAGCACGGTGCGGCCGCGCTCGTGGAACTTGGACAGTTCCGCCTCGGCGTAGGCAATCTCCACAAGCCAGCGCTGGTACGGTGTCAGGTCCGCCGGGTCGCGAATGGGCGACGCCTGAAACATGCTCGAACTCGGGTCAAGGCTGATGCTCACGTCATCCTCCCGTGGTGACGCCACGCGTTCGCGTCGTGCAGTTCATCGAGGTTAAATTGCTTGTCGAAGCCCGTGCGCAAGGTGCTCTTCGGCACGGGATCGGGCTCGCGCAATTCGCCGACATGCGCGGCGCCTTCCATGAACGCATCGGCCGCGTGGCTCGACCAATCGTGCTCGGGCTCGCTGCTGAAGCAACGCTGCTCTTCGTCATA